GTGGATTGGCTTTGCCGGCCATGCCGAGCCGGTTTTGCCCATTCGATCCCTTGGCAGGCGGCGATCGATTTCGAATGCTTCGACCAGGCGGTTGCGGACTAGCTCGCCGGTCCAGGTCATCGTTCGCGTGCCTTCCATGCCTGAAAAGAGTTGTCCATGTCGTGCCAGATTGCCTGTGCGATGGAAGGTTCAGCCAGTTCGCTGCGAGACGTGATTTCACAAACATTGCGCACCACAACAGCTGCCCTTTCCTCGTCCTCGATGTTCTTGGTGGTGTAGCCGTTCTCCCGCAGGAATGCCCAGAACACGGGTTCCTTGCAACGCAGTGCGGCTTGGGTGACCGGGCTTAGTTCGGACCATGGTTTGCGTTCGGCCGCGTCGGTCATGCAGCCGCTCGCTCGCCGTAGAGGTTTTCAAGCTGTTCAATCTTGAATGCGATTTCCTTTAGGAACGTGACCGCCTCGGCTTCCAGTTCGGCAATGCGATTATCGTCACGCGCAACGCGCTGCACGAACAGCCGCATGTGTTCTGGCATTCGTGGATCGTAGCTGACGAAATCGCACCATTGGCGTCCGCAACAACTCATCTGGAATTGCATCTGATCGATATACTTGGCCGGGACGGTTCGCCCCAGCAGCGTGTCGAGATGCGTTGCGGTGTTCGGGCATTTGATTTCCACCATGCCATCGTCGCCAACCAGACCGTCAGGCGAACAGCCGGCGTCGGCGATGGTGGGATGCGGCACGAACGCCACCTGTTCGACGGTGACGCCTTGGTAGAACTCATAGGCGTTGCGGGCTTCCGGCTCGGTGTCGGTGCCGTGCTGCATGGCGGCGTTGGTGTAGCTCTCGGCAGCAACACCGGTCAGCCGCTCGGCAATCAGTTGCGCGGCATAGTTGGCGCGGCTGGCGCCGTAGCCGCTCTTGGTTCGCGCTACCATGTCGGCAACGCGGCTGGCGGTGACCTTGCCGAGACGAAGTTGCTTCCACTCGTCCGATCCCTGGCTGATTTCAGTCATGTGAATGCCCGTACAAATCTATCACCGTCAAATCAGCAAGTGCTTTCGTCGCCGGTCATCGTCAATCCCATTCCGCAAACAATCCGTAACCCGATGCATCGCGTCGGCATAGGCAGGGTCGGCTGCAATTTTGCGCTCCGACTTCGCATAAATAGCATCAACTTCTGCTTCTGTTATTTTCATTTCGCGCGCTCATTGAGAAGGCGTTCGAGAGTTGGCCTGTGAATTAGAATTTCTACCGACTGCGGCGGATCTCCCTGACGATCTTCCAGGCGCCACAGGCGGGCAGTCAATTCAGCGTTCAAGCGCCCGTCATTTTCGAGGATCTGTTCGAATTCACCTTCCGTCACAGACTGCCAAAACCGCGATGGAATTTTCTCGCTCATTTTGCCCTCTTTTTGTTGAGCGCAGCCACCGCGCGCGGATAGTCCTTGGCCTGGATATCGGCGAGGCTTGCGATGTTGAAATACTTGCAGAACGCTTCCTTGTCGGCGCCGACATCGTCAGCCAGGCCGATCAGGTCTGCCAGCTGTTCCTGCGTGATTGGCTCACCGTCGCCGGATGCTTTGCCGTCGTCGTCATTGCCGGCCGCTAAACCCAGCATCTGCACCAGGCTGTACCGCTGCAGGTACGTCAGCGTGCTGCCAATGGCCTGGATGGCGTTCTTGCTGCCGCTGGTGTCCGCCGGGCCTGAGAGGGTTGTTTCCTCGCTGTGGCCGGCCTTGTGGCTTAGGATGCAGGTCACGCTGATGCGGTCGGTCTGCGTGGTCCTGAAACGGTAGGACAGCCCGTGCGCTCCGATGATCGGGTCGACAACCCTCGCGATGGCACCGAAGTCCGCGTATTTCTTGGCGTTGTGGCCCTGCGCGTTGCGCTGGATCGGCGGTATCTGCTTCTTGGCATCGGCGACAGCTTCATCGAACGCCTTGCGCGCCTGGTTGGCACCCCAGCGTTCGTGCAGCGCCATCAGTTTCTCGAGAATGGCGATGTCGGCGCCGCTGGAAACCGCCCGGTTCAGCATGTCCAGCGGCGTCACCGACGGCGCTGGTCCCGCCGGTTCTTCCGGCGGTATTACGGAAATCTTCTGCAGCTTTTCGTTCATGTGGTTGCCCTCTTTTTTGCGTAGATTTCAGCGAGTTCCTCGCGCGTTAATTCGCTCGGCCTTTTCAGCGGCTTTTCTGCCGAGCCAGCCGGTGGTTCAGCGGGTTGTGGCGTTGGATTTGTTTGGGAATTATCTTCCGCGCGCGCAGCAGCAGAAAAGGTAGTAGTAATATTCTTATCTAAAGTTGCTTCACCATGGCTGTGCCGTGGCTTGGCCACGGCTTGGCCACGGCCTGACGGTGGGTTAGCCATGGCTAACCTTTCTGCCTTCCGTCTGGCGGCCACGACGCCACCATTGTGGCCGGCCATGGCTTGCCTGATCCGCAGCTTTTCCGCCTTGGCTATCTCGGCGGTGGCGCGTTTGTTCTCGCCGTTCTGATCGAAATAGCCGGCCACCATTGGCGCCAGTTGCTTCCGCCAGCGCATCACCGGAACCTTGCAGATCGCAGCGCAACTGGCGTCGTCAGCCGGGATACGGCCGTGGGTCCAACAATGTTGCAGCAACAGGAAATAGGCGCCGTGCCCTTCCAGCGGCAACTGCATCGTGTCGCGCTGATAGTCCGCCATGTGGAAGGCGATGAAAGATAATGTCATGCAAGCCTCGCCACTTGGATTACCTTGCAGCCGTTGCAAAGCAGCCGAGCCGTGCGCGCCGCCTTCATCTGTGAAGGCCCCATCGAGTAGACGTAGTTGGGATTGTGATTGTAGATCGTTGCGTGTGGCATCAAGCCGGCCGTTTTAATCAACTGGGCGATCAGATGGCCTATTGGAACATGCTCATCCTTGCGCAATACGTCGTCGGCGATCACGGCGAGCGCACCGCCAGGCCGCAGGCATTTGGCTGCATTGCTGATGATTAGCGCGAGCGAGCCCAACCAGGATTCTAGATCACTGCCGATGTTTTGGTATCGCTTGCCATCAGCAACACGCAGATAGGGCGGATCAAGAATAACGAGATGTGCGCCTGTGAAGGGCAAGGCAGTCGTGGCGTCGGCCTGTTGGATATCGGGACGGGATGGTTCTATATCGCTCATATGGCCGATGCGTGGCCCTGAACCTTCAGCTTCGTAAGACTCTTGGAAGAATCGGTACATGCCAAGGGTGTCGGCTAGCAAGCCGGAACCAGCCATGGGATCTACGACGGTATCGCCCGGCTCAGTAAACCAGAACAGCAGGTTGGCGACGACTTCAGGATGGATGCCGCCGTAGTCGCCGTTCTCGTGGGGTGAATCGAATTTCCAGAAGTTACCGACCTTGAGCTTGAAGTCCGGCTTATGGATGCCGTTATGCGCGTCAACCGCTTCGCGGATGATCTGCCGCAGTTCTGCCTGCGTCGGCTGATCGCGCTCGGCCTCAGCCCGCAGGTGATCCTTGTCGGCCCGCGGCAGCGCGCAATTGGCGATGTCGTGATAAGCGGCATAGGACATCTTTTTATCGTTGACGATAAAAAGTTCTGACCACGTATGATCTATCTTCAATGCATTCGACAACCAGGACAGCGCCGGAAACGGTACGCTCCGCTCGCCGGCCACTTGACGCAGTCGACGGTTGATCGCGCGCGACAGCGCGTTGCCCCGCTTGTCAGCAAAGTCCGGCTCTTCTGACAGTCTCTCGTATTGCTGCAGATAGAATCCGGCCTTGTCCCACGACGTCGAATTGTCGCGCTGGAGCAACTCAGCCATCCCGCTGACAGTCTCCTGAAGCAACCGCTCTGTCGAATCATTACGCAGCAGCGGTGGATGCCGTGGCGGTATCTGTGACTGTGGTTGCTGCATGCTGCCCTCGGAAGATGTGTGAATTGGCCTCGATGAATGCCGCGGTTGCATCGCCGCCGAATGGATGCAGGGTGAAATAGCTGGTGCCGGTGCCGATGTTGTTGTCGAGACCGGCCCCAATCCAGAAATAACCACCCTGAATTGCCAGCAACCGGTAGGCTTCCGCGCCTTCCTTGCTCAGGATATCTTCGATGTGCGAACGATCAGCGCCGATGCCAAGGTTGCGACCGAACCACCAGGTATGGCAATCGCGGATCACTTTCTTCGACAGGCCGGCCGGACTTTGCGCGACAACGAACCAGCCGACGCCCAGCTTGCGCGTTGTCCGAAAACCGTCCTTGATCATTTCTGACAGGCCCTCCTCGTCATCGGTTCCTTCCGGCACCCAGCGCTGGCCTTCATCGAGCACAACCAGCGCATTGGCCATTTCGCCGGAATGAAATATTTTGTTGGCGACGCCAATCATGCGCATCATGATTTCACGCATTACGAACTGATGATCCGCTTGAGAAATTCCGGTCATCTCGATGATGATTTTGCGGCTGTTTTGCAGAACATCGCGAACCAGGTCACGTACCGGAAAACGGCCGTCGAACAACTCCCGCACCCTTCTAAAATCGCTATCGAACACCGCGCGCCGGTTCGGCGTTTGCAGGATTTCGTTTACCTCCTGCGGTTTCTCTTTCTTTTGCGCTGCGGCTGAATAGCACTTGGCAATGTGCTGTTCTGCCAGAGTAAGAATTGCCTCCGTGGTCAATCGCGCTACATCCACGTCACTCTCACCAAACAAGTCGTTGACTACATAATCGGCCAGGCGCTGGGCATTCTCGGCCGCCATATTGATTCGATTTCTGAACACTGGAGCCAGTTTCTTGATCAATGTCGCAGTGGATGTCAGCCGGATATCCGCGATTTTGATACGCTCAATCTTCACGCCGGCAGTCTTCAACACCTCCGCATAATTCCATTGGAAATCACCACGCGAATGGCGCGTCGGATCAGCGAGGTCGCCGGACGTATCAGGCATTAACAGGCCCAGCTGCGGGTGGGCGGCAAGCCGGCCTGCCAGCAGCGTCGTCAGCAATACTGTTTTGGCCGAACCGCTCTGCCCGAAAATCGCCGTATGACGCGCCTCGCCATAGCCGCCCAGATCACCATCATCATTTGATGCTGGGCCATTGTGCCGATTGACGACCGAGGCGAGCAATCCGGAATTCGGCACATGGCCTAGAACCACGAAGTGTTGCTTTTCTAGCGCAAACTGGTTCATCGCAGTCTGATCAGCCGACTGGATCGGCGTTCCGCTCGATGCGTTGCGCCGCAAAGGCACACGTTCCATCGTCGCCGTATCAAGAACCGCAATGATTTCTACTTTCGCCTTCTCTATATCCACATCGGCTGACCAAAACGGGATACTGCCCTGCTTCATGATTGTGGGCGCAAATGCCGTATCCTGATGAATTGGATTGCTCATTGTGATTTCGGTGATACGGCCCAGAATGCGATCATTGCCGGAATCAATCACAACAAACGCCCCACGGATCGGCGTGCCACGCGCCTCCAAAGAAATGGTAGCGTCTATTTCGTAGGCTGAAGCACCATCGACTATTGCAAGCCTGGTCATGGCTTATTTCCTCTTGGTTCGTGGCCAAGGATAATTGCTATCCTCGCCGAAGCGGTGCCAGTTTAGGTTTCCATAAAGTTTTGCAACTGCCGACAGGCGCTTGGCCGTATAGTCGGCCATGTACTGTGGCCAAGGCTCGACCACCAAACGATTGATAGCAGTGCCGGCCTTGATGGCTGAAAGCAGAGCCATCAGCCAGTGGTGGTCTAACAATCTCTCAAGATGTCCTTCAACGCGAAATGCTCGGCTCCACGGATGCGGCTTGTAAAACAACACTCCGAGATGGCGCTTGTAAAACTCGTCCAGCAAAGCGCGTTCCGAGGATTTGAATCGGCGCTTCTCGATCCCGAAATGTCCTGTAGTGCCTGCTGTTAGCTGGGTCGGAAGAAGATACTCATCTGGCCTAAGCACTTGCGTGAGTATATGACGATCAGAAACGCCCTTCACATAATGGTCGGATTGGCTTGTTTTCGACATGGGAACAACTAGTGGATTTTGCACCATTGCGACAAATGTGCCGTCATCAATGAGTCCTTTTACTGCTTCTTCAAGCGCAGGCAGCGAGCTGTTGCTTTCGCGCCGCGTGATAGCCTGATTGGCCTCCATCAAAAAAGACCAATAAGAGGTATCTGCAATGGTCGGATTATTGGCAGCAGCCAACTCACGACATTCAGCCGCCATTCGCATTGGCATTTCGGCGAGTCGAAATTCATTACCGTCAATTCCAGTGATACGCTCCGGCGGCCCGAGATGAGTAGACCCATCGGCGTCAACCCGAACGACCTGAACAAGTATTGAAAGTTGGTCCCCCAACGGGACACGGATACAAGCCGCATCAACGGCACTAAGCGCGCAGGATTCAGCTGGTTCTGTCACACGAATGTTCGGCTCAAGCTGCGTGCGCAGATCCGACAAATCTCCTAGCCGATTATCGCGCTCCACAAGTTCACGCTGAAACCTGGCATTGTCATCTAGCCATGCTGCCATGAGCGCGGCTGGTAATGGGCTATTTTCCTTGTCCATCATGCCCACGCCTTCATCTGCATGGCGTCGTCCTTCCGCTGCACGTTGCCGTGGCAAATCGCGAAATGCTCCGGGCAATAGCTCGACCCCTCCAGCTGCTCCTTGCCGCAGAACACAAACGGGTAGTTGCCGAGCGGGTAGCGGCAGTCGCCGAACCCCAGCTGGTAGATCGTCACCGGCTCGCCGCTCTCGGCGCGAGGTTGCTGCACCTTCATGACGATCCTCCCTGGCCCGGCGCCTTTCCGCTTGCGCTTGCGGGCGTAGACCTTTTTCGGCTTGGGCTGAGTGATCGGTTTGACGCGCGGCGGCAGGCAGAGCCGATGCATCTTGCCGATGATGGAATTGCGGGTGAATGGGAAATCAAACTCGCGTCCCAGCTTCTGGGCGATCTCGCGGGATGTGAAGCCACGCGATTGCAGCACGACCAGCCGATCGATCATGCCGGGGATCGTCCATGGGCCGGGCGGTTTTCTCACGGCGTTGCAATTTTCTCGATGCTATCGGACAGCTGGCGGCAGACTTCCTGGCCGCGGCGGGCTTCCTCGGCGACTTGCGTTCCGAGATCGTGCAGCATCGTGATGTCCGACTTGGTCTTGGTGACGCATGCCAGGATCTGGTTTTCGAGCGTGATGGTGTTCTCGCGAACGATCTTTAGCTGCTCTATCCATTGGTCGGCGATGCGCGACACACTATCCAACATCAACGAATGCACTTGATCGGTGAACGGCGTGATGTCGGTGACGGCTTCGATGCGGGCCAGTTCGTTCATTGTTGTTTCCTTTTTGGTTGTGACTGGTCAGCCGCCGGACGCTCCCTGACAAGGATGCCCGGCGACCTTCCACGCCGCGGGTGAAACGGGGGTACATTTCCCGCGGATTACGCGTTACGAAAAAGCAGTTTCGCTTTAAGTCGGATTTTTCGGAGCAACGCCCGCAGCAGCCGCATCGATCTTGTCCTTCAATTGGCGGAGACGTATTTCGTCCCGTTTGTTTTCTTGTTCGACGCGGTCACAGAGTTGGTCGTACGCGGCACAAATTCGCAGCAAGAGCGGTGGACAAGGCGATCTGACTTCGCCGGTATCGCGGATGAATTTCTGAACCCAACTGGATGACGATCCGATCAGTTGGGCGACGTCGTAATAGGCGAGCGAGAGAGATCCGGTGTGCCGCCGCTCGACCGCGACCAGCAGCCTGAGTGCCGCCCTTGTCGTGCCGTCGATGCCTTCGGTGTCAGAGAAAGACAGCACAGTGGTTCTCGCTTGTGGAATGGTCAGTTATCAGGACGGAATTTCGGATGGTTCAGTGGCGCGCGAAACGCCATCGGGCCAAGCAAGGTCGTCGGGCCAGTTGTCGGAGAACCAACTGACGACCTCGTCGTACTTGCGGGCGGTGAATGTCTTGTCGTCCTCGCTCAGATTGGCAAAGAACCGCCAGTCCCCGGCGGCAAGCCGCCCAAGAGTAGAAAGGCTGATCTCGCGTTTCTCGGCATAGGCCGACGCACATTTCAGAAGATTGTCTCGGAGTTCGTTTTCCATGACTGATTTCTATAGTCGGAATTTTCCGACTTCACAAGCAGAAAAAGTCGGAAACATCCCATTCGCCTTTTCTGCGGGTAAGTCGGATAAATCCGCTATGGCGATAAATGAGCTACGTCAGCGGGTTGACCGGCGGCTGCGCGAACTGAAAATCGGTCCGGTCGAGGCCGCACAGTCGGTGCCGGGGCTGGAGCGGAACTACATTCGCGACCTGATCGAGGGGAAAAAGGAGTCGTTTTCCCAGTCGAAGTCGCCGCTGGTAGCGCAGGCGCTCCGGTGGAACTTGGCCGAATTGCTCGGTTCTGTCGAGATTTTGCACTTTTCCGGCCACGGCGCTGCCGATGATGGCATTGCCAAAATCCCCCTGCTGGACAAGGTGACAGCCGGCAAGCTCAAGTCCTCCTCGTCCCAGATCCCGGTCGAGGACGTTCCCCTGCTGGCCTTCGCCGATTTGGGGCGCGGCGATTTCTTCGCCCTGACCGTCGAGGGCGATTCGATGGACCGGCTATCCCCCGACGGGTCGGTGATCATCATCAACCAAGCGGATCGGACGCTGGTCACCGGCCGCGCCTATGTGATTTCCCGCCGGGGCGAAGCAACATTCAAGTTGTGGCGGTCGGATCCCCCGCGGTTTTCCCCCTACTCTACCAATCCCGTGCACGAGCCGGTTTTCGTCAAGTCGAAAGAGGCCGCCCAAGGGATGGTCGTCGGCCGGGTCAAGCGGACCGTACTAGACCTATAAACACCTATCTGCGGACGCCCTAGATGTCGGCCGCCGTAGATTTTTGACCTGATTGTCGGATTTTTCCTACTTTGTCGTTGACAGTCGGATTTTTCCGACTATAGTCCACCCATCAGCCGGCCAGCGCGGCTAGCCAATGGGGACTAAGCAAATGACCGGGTTTCAGACATTACAGCACGCTCGCGACGAGATCCGCTATCAGCGGACCGTCCAGGCGGCCAATGACCGTGCAGCCGATAAAGCACGACGCGCGAAGCTGGATCGTGCAGTCGGCCACTCGCCGAAATGCGGCATCCTGAAGTGCCACCCGGAATGCACCGCCTACCGTGCAGTGGAGGCGTGAGCGATGCGCCGCCCGACACCCGAAGACTGGGACCACCGCCGCGACAGTCTCAAACATGACTGGCGCCCTGGCGATCCGCCGCAGCATCACGACGCGGCCGAGCAGGCCGAGCAGGCCGCCTACGCCGCCGCTGCCAATTACTTCAACCAGATCATTGAAAGGAACGACCAGTGAAGCTGCTACTCGCCACGACCGCCGCCATTGTCCTGTTCGCCGGAACGGCATTTGCCTTTGGAGATCTTGTCGTCATTGCACCTCCAGCAAAGGAAAAACCAGATAGGGGCAACGGAACAGACCATCCTTTCCCTTATGACGCGGGTCGTCTTAATCAATCACCGATCCGAGGCAAGGGCGCATTCAAGGTCGTACACAACGAACCAGCCCCCGACGAGTCTGGCGCAATCCACAAAGCCCTGTGGCTTCTCCAAGACAATAGCTATCGCTGCTTCAAGCCGAGCAGACCATGATCGACCTCACCGCCATCCTCGCCGCCGCCATCACCGTGCTTGGTGTGGTCCTGATCTACGCCGCAATCATTTCCGAAAGGTCGGCGCAATGAGGCTACCGCTCGTCCTGCTGCTGCTCGTCAGCCCAGCCGCCGCGCAGGACATCAGCGACGCCGACAAAACGGCCGCCCTCAAGCGCGGCTACATCCTGAACGGCAACAGCGCATCCCGCTGGGGATCGATCGATCTCACCGCCGAGCCGCCGGTGCGGACCATTCCGATCGACAAGCCGGTCAAGATGGACCCGCCGCTGAAGCCCACAGCGGTCGCCAGCGTCGAGAAGCCGGCGCCCGAGCGCAACGTCTGCACCCGAAACGGGCTGCGGAAGGTTATGACCAGGGGAGGCAAATCGTGGAGATGCCGCAAATGAGCGAGAGACACCCCCTATGCCCGACGTCCGACCCGAGTTGGCCGGAAAGTCAGCCGTGCTCCGTTTGCGGGGCGTTCGGTCCTTGGTTCGATACACCACAGATAGGCGAATGCGTCGAGGCCACCCGCGCCGCCCTCGCACCGGAGCAGGACAAATGAGCGACCGCGAACCCGTCAGCCACGCCATCGCCAGCATCATCGATGCGCTAGATGTCATCGCCGAGATGGCGCTGCAGGCCGAGAACTATGACGAGGTCGCTGCGCAGAAAATCCGCCTCGGGCAAATCATCGGCCGGGCGCGGCTGGTACTGAAGTTAATCGACGCGCAGCAGCCGTTGCACATCAGGGTGGTGCAATGAGTTCACCGCCAAGGCCCGCGTGGCGGGCTTTCGCGGTGCATTCGCACCATTCCCTAGCTAGGAGCATACCATGAGAAAACTTTTGTTAGCGTGTACCGCGTTAATTGCGTTAACGGCATCTGCCGGTGCCGCACCTCTTACCATTAGCCAGCTTCCCAACCCTGTTCCGCAGTCTCTCTCCAATCCATGCATCATCTGCGGCACCAACCAAGGCCAACAGCCTGCGGGCTTCGGCTATAACGACTTCTCTACCCAAGGTCACACCGAGACGTTGACGCTCTACTCGACCAATCTGTTCACCACGTTGCAGAGCGGAGCGCAGAGCGCCTTCGGCGATAACTACACTGTCGGACAGATCAGGGATTTCTTCGGTGCCAACTTCACGTTTGGAGTTGCCATTGACGTTAATGCTGCTGGCGGCGCTCCTCCAATGACTCTGGATAGTTTCCAACTCATCGATCTCGGCCTGCCGGGGCTTGGCGACGAGACAATTCTGTTCCAGACCGCTGGCCCGCTTACCCTGAACGACATCCACAACGGCAACGGCAAGGGTGACTATCTCCTGACCGGCTTCGACCTGTCTGGCGTTAACGCTGGCGACCGGCTCGTATTTCGCGCCGTTCTTTCCGGCATGAGCGACGGACCGGACAGCTTCTATCTGGTAGTGCAGCCGAATGTGGGTGCTGTGCCGGAACTGTCGACCTGGTTCATGATGATTATCGGGTTCGCCGGGATTGGTACGCTAGCGATGCGTCGCAAGGGACAGCTTCGTCTCGCATAACCGAGAGCAACACATGGCGACATGGCAATATTACATGATCGCCATGTGCATCTCGGCACTAATCCTCGGCTGGATACTTGGATGGATTGTGGATGAATTTTGGGGAGACCGATGAAGCACGACAGTTACTACTACCAAAGCAACATCGACAGGCTGGTCAGCAACGCAGAGCGCCGTGTCGAGGCGCTGAAGATCCAGAGAGAAATCTTCGCCATCGACACCAAGCTAAGGCTTCTGGAGGAACTGTATCCACCGCAGAACGCTGCCGTCGAGGAGCCTTCTGCGGTGCATTCAGCACCACTTCCCTAGCTAGGAGTTTTACTCATGTTAAAAAAACTACTCGTTACAACTGCCTTAATGGCCGGACTGGCAGCGCCCGCCAGCGCGGCTGTTATCACTGATTTCGGTGTTAACCCGCGCGGCAACGTTGGTATCTTTGCCAATGATCCGAACGGTGGCCCCAACATCGGCGGTGTGTTTTCTGACCAGTACACCTTCGAACTGGATGGAGCTTCGTTCATCACGGTAGCGTCCGCGACGAACTCCTATCCGGGTGGGCTTCCGTCCACCGACTTCATATCTGGCTTCAACGCATCCGTTTATGAAATCGTCGGAGACATTGGTGCCGGTGGCGGTGCCGACATTCTGGTGCTTGGTCCGGCGTTTGCCAACGTCGGTGATGAAAGCCAGGAGTTGAGTGGCCGCGCTATCCTGGGTGCTGGCAACTACTATCTTCAGATCGAAGGTAACGCCGGGATCACCGCAGGATATGGCGGCAACTTTGCCACCGTACCGCTTGCTGCCGTACCGGAGCCTGCGACTTGGTTCATGATGATCATGGGATTTGCTGGCATCGGTGTCATGGCGATGCGCAAGCAGCAGTTGCGCTTGGCCTAATCTGAGTTGGGGTTGGCTGTGATGATGGGAACCCAAGTGTCCTTTCCTTGCAAGACACCGTCGATCCCCGCACTTCGAGGGGGTGGCTGTACCGCCTCCTCGATTTCAAAGGATATCGAATGATGGGAATCCGCCGCATGATCCCGATGGGCACGGTGCAGCGCCGCTGCATCGTCTGCGGCTACGCGATCAACGCCAAGTCAGCCGAGCTAACGGCGCATGAGTTGAAGTGCCTGG